TTTGTTACTAATTAAAATCAATAACATGGAGAGTATACTTAATATCGACTTAAAGAATAACCCTGACCTACTTGAGGACTTCGACGGGATTTCACCAGGTGATTTAATCAAAGTAAGCGCATGCTTTAAAGTAAGTGAACTGTCGGATAACAGGCTATCCGCGCCACTTGATGAAGTTTATGATATTAGCCTAAAGGAGTCTGATGACGAAGAGTATGACGACGAAGAAGAAGAAGAAGACTCCGAGGACGAAGACGGTACAGACGAAGAAGAAGCTTAGGTATATAAACCAACCCTCTAACACTACAGCATCCTTAATCATAGATTCACATTATGCGAAACTTAACATTAAGGAGCGCTGGAACCAAGAGCGCGTAGAGCGATTATGCGGATTTCTACGAATTACTCTTGGGGAGTTGGCAAGCCTACTTGGAGTCAGTCATGGGTGGTGGAAGACACACATACATTCAACCAAAAACCTATCTGGCCCAATATGTATTCTTTTAACAATTATAGAAACCCATTTCATGTCCGAATACACAAAGGACGTGGTGACCAACCTTTTCGATTTCAATGGTAAGCAGAAAGATACTTGAGCAACATGGTTGCACGCAGGCAAAACTAAGGGAGATATTCACTGCTAAAAAAGGCAGGAACGCAGAGATACGCGAGCGGTTTCAAGATAAGATACAATCTCGTATCCTTGAGGGCATTCAGTTTGGAGCGAGAAACTCCAAGTTATATATGTCCGTAGATGTTGCATGGGATGATTTACCCATAAATAAGGCAACCATTCCGTTGTTACAGTATGCACAAGGCAAAATCAATATTGAGCAATGCCAGGACAAGCTCGAAAACATGGGGATGGGAGAGCAGTTTTGTGATTACGATGAAGAGGGTAATCTCAAGAAGATAGATACACTCCGACTTTATGAGGTAAGCGTAAACCTCATACGTTCATATGTTACTCGTCGAGTGGCTGCACAAGTAAGTAGGTTTAGTAATTTATTTCCATACTTTAAGTATGAACCAAGAAGTACGAATGTAGAAGATAAACTGCGGGCTGATGTATTGTCTCAGCGTGTAGAAATGATGACTGACCAGTTTGGTTACCGCCATCAGTGGGAGCAAATCATTCGGCAGATGTTTATGTATGGTCACTCGGTGGCATTTCCATCTGAGGCATGGACAAGAAAAGTTCAATGGCGTCATGAGAAAAATGAGATGACTGGAGAAGATGACCTTAAAAGCTATATAGAAAAAGAAGGCATTCAGTTTTTTACCCCACACCCCACTCGCATGATGTGGGATACTACAAAACCTTTGCATGACATTAATAATGACCAAGGCCCTGAGTGGATTGGATATTGGGACATCATTAGATACGGTGACATTAAGGATAGTACAGATTGCTGGAACATCGACGAGGTTAGCTACACCAATAGTTTGTCTACCTTGTATGATACACATGCAGACTTTTTTAATTACTACTTTCAGAGTGATGTAATGAGATTCCCTGGCAATAGGGATACTTTTGCGTTTCAAAATGAAAGAACTGCAAACACGGGAATCTATAGTAGCGAAGATGAGGACAAAGGTATGTTTGTCTCAAATATCTTCATGCGTTGCAATCCACTCAGAGATGGTCTCGGTGACTACCCGCACGATGTATGGGTGAAGTTTACAGTAGCTAGTGATGAAACTGTTCTGTTTGCTGAGTTTATGCCATCTATTCCTGCTATCTACGGGGGGATAAATGAGAATGATGACCGACTGTCAAATATATCAGTTGCTCATGAAATCATGCCATTTCAGGACCAGCTAAGTAATATTATGTCTAAGATGCTTCATGATATGAAGATTAGCATGATGAAGATATTTTGTATCGACCAGGACGCACTAGATGACGAGGTCAAGGAGTACATAAGAGATGGACTTTCCGAGGATAGCTTCTACGCAAAACCCAAGGCATTATTCTACTCAGGGCAAAAAGCTGCCGACCTAGGTATAGATAATAAAAACTTTATAACTATTGTAGATGCACAAAAAGAACTTTCCGGCGGTATCAACCAGTCGATTCAAGCAATCCTCCAGTTGCTAAATCTCGTGGAGCGGTTACTGATTTTATCTCCGCAAGAGCTAGGTCAGGCCGCCCCACGGGAAATTTCTGCAACTGAGGTAGCAGAGATAGCAAACACAACAAACTCTGTTTACAGCTTTATATCTGAGGGAATTGACGACATGAGGTCTGCTGCAAAACGAATGATATATGACCATTTGATTAGTTGCAGTGAGTCAGACTTCGTTGTCCCAATTAAGAGCAGATATACTCAGAAGTCTATTGAAGATGCAGGCTTTGTTTCTGAAACAGATGAGAGTGGACCTGCGAGCAGAAATATTATCGGCACTCCAACTACCTTGATTCACGAATATTTATTTTCGTCCCGTGATGGAGCTGAGCGTGCAAGGGATACTCAGTCAGCACAAGTATTGGGTAATTTATTGCAAAGTGTTCTACAACTTGAGGGTATTGCTCAAAGCTTAGGCAAAGAAAGAATATTTGAGATGTTTAACGAGATATTCCGACTAAGTGGTGCTCATGACCTTAAGTTAGAGACTGATGAATATGACGATAGTGCGGAGCAACAGAAAACAATACAAGACGAGCAGTTTTTCCAACAACTAAAGCAACAATTCCCACAGGTTTTACAAAGCCTGCAAGAGTTGGCTCAAGTCGTACAAGGCCTTGCAGGAGGACAAAAGCAAATAGCAAGCGCCGCCGCACAAGGCATGCAAACAGAGCAACCCCAGCCCCAGCAAAAACCACAACAAGCTAACACAAACCCTGAAGTACAAACAAAAGTATGAGCGAAGAAACTCAACCTGAAGTAGAAGAAAAAGAACCTCAACCTCAAGAAGCAGAAGAAAAAGAAAGTAATCCTTTGTTTGATGCTTTATTTGAAGCAGCAGAGGAGCCTGAAGAGGAGCAAGAAACCGAAGAGATACTAAAGCCTAGCTCGCTTAGTGAGGCATTGCATGAAATAGAGACCGAACCCGAGGTTTCTGAGGAGCCTGAGACTAAGGAGGAAGAACCTGTTGCGGAAGAGGTCAACGCAGGTGAACCGCCTGAAGCTGCAAGACCGAAAAAGAAAAAAGCAAAGCGGGTAAAACAAGTAATTGACCCCGAGATACCTGTCCAACCAGAGCAGTCAAGGGTGGCATTCTCTCAACCTGAAGAGTCGGAAGATGATAAAATAATCAAAGACTTGATTCCGGAGGAGAAAGAATACTACGAATTAGCTAAGTTTGCATCTAGTAATATGTCCGAGCACAAGAACTTGGATAAAGAATTTCTTGGGTTCTTTAAAAAGTCCAAAGCATATGTAGAGAAAAGATTAAAGGACGACCCTTATGCAGACTTAAATGAAGACCAGGACTACAAGGACTTCATGGAGAAGAATCGACCCAAGTTCTCACAGCAAGATGCCAAGAAGGTAGAGCGCGCGATGATTACTCGACAAGCGGAGGAAGCTGCTGAAGCCAGAGTACGCCCGGAAGTCGAAAGATTGCGCAAAGAGCAAGAGATGGCTCAGAAAAAGCCGAAGATAGACGCGCAGAAAGCTAGTTTCCGTCAGAACTTTGGTGTTATCTTGCCGGAAGATGTGCAGAAGAAACTGAAGGAAGAGGGTGGTCTTGAAGCAGTGCAAAAGGAAGACCCGCTTCGTTTCCAAGTAATGGACAGCATTACACAGAATCTTTTTTCTTATGCCGATGCTTTTGTAGACATTACTCAAGGGGTTGCATCCTATGATGAATCAAACCAAGTACATAAAGAACTTTTGGATTGGGTAAACAAGGAGCAAGAAAACTTCATACAGGGTGGTGAGACAGGTAAGGGTGGCAAAACATTCATGCGCAGAGAGCGTTATTATGCTACTCCTGAAGCACAACGCACTCAGTATTATACTTGGTCGGACGACGATTTATTAAATCTGCTCGTTATGCGTGCAAAACAAAGGTTAGACGGAACTCTTGAGTATCAGCAAAAGATGCTGGAAAACGCAGGGTATGTAAGGCAGGGGGCTAAGCCTAAAGCTGTAAAGCCACAAGCTGTTCAGCCACAACAGTCTGCACCACAAGTTTCTCCTACTCCGAGGACTAATCAGCCTGCACAAGAGCAGAAAACTGCAGTCACACCTATGTCTATTTTAGGAATGTAGAATCCCTTTTTAGGTAAACTACAATCCAGCGGGAATTTTAAGAAATTCCTTAAAAAACGGCAAAAGTTCGTAGATTTCACGGGTTTGCTAAAAAAAATGCTATTCTATTGTTACTACTTTAAATCAGTAACACATAAACGAATAACATACTATGGCAACAAACTCATCTCTTCCGGACCCAGCAGCAAGTGCAGATAGCTCTATATATAAAGGCACAGACAATAATGTTTCACGCATTATTAAAGTCGACACATCGACTGGATGCACATTAACAAACGCTTCTATTAAAGGTCTTACACCTTCTGAGTTCGAAGCACTTTCTAATAAGGAAGTTGATTTGGCTCGCGTGATAGCAAGCTCTGCTGAAGCAAAAATGCTCGGTGTTCAAGAGAGAGGGTTTACAACTCTGCTCAATAGTTCCGTTCAAAACATCAAACCTCTTCTTAATAAGGTTAATGTTGCTGAACAGTCTATTATTCTTCCTTACATTCAGCGCAGACAGCGTCATGTAATTAATGCTAACTACTTCACTATTGAAGCAGGTGCTTCAGTTCCAACTTCTGCCAACTCTGAATTTTATTTAGCAAGTGACGGGCAAGCATCCGGATATGAGTATGCAGGCCAAGACCAGCATGTTACTGTAAACCTTGGTGGTTCTGACTGGGCATCTCCTGTTGATAAAATTGAGCGTTACTTCCTTCCTGGTGGTTATGTTGTATGTAACTGGTGGAACGAATCTGGCGGAAAGCAGGTCGCAGTTGAAGTACAATTTAAGATTGTGGGCTGCAAATCTGCAGATGCAGGTGGTATTACTAAGGCTAGGGTTACTCTTCGCCCACAAGGTGCAGAAGTTAAGCCTACATATGCTAATAAATCGGCTTTTGATGGAGAAGCATTTGCAGGCCAGTACAAACCAACTGTTGGTATGTTACAGACCGTAGCAAATAATGTTTCTGATTATGAAGAATGGTGCAGAAATCAGCCAACCGACTTGAGCGTAAAGCTTATTGTTAATTGGTTACAAACCACTCGTGAGTCTCGTACGGTTGACCAAACCTACAAAGAAACTCTTCAGAAAATCATGTCTGGCAAGGTGAACCCTTACCTTAGCTCAATGGTTTATCAACCACTTGCTGAGCAGAACAAGATTGCTGCACAAGTTTCTCAAGACCAATGGACACGCGCCGTATGGTTCAATCAGGCTCTTAGCACTAAGCAAAGGCCCGAAACTTACATGGACCTTCCTGCAATTTCCGACCCGGAAAACAACAATTGTACTTTGGAGTACAAATGTAATGCGGTTGGAATTAAGCAACTTCTTCGTGAATCACTTCGTGTTTTTGATAACAAGGGGCAGGCACTTGACCTAGAGTCCTTGTTCTCTCACTTGTACTTCTTGAAGCGTAACCGTGAGCAGGATGGAACTTCTGTATCTGTCATTGATGTAATGACCGATAGGTTTACTTATAACTTGTTCTATGAGTGCATGAACAACTACTACAAAACGCGTTATGGTTGGGAAATCCAGCGTAATGCTGAGTTGAATCAAACCATCACTCAGGACGGAATTATCCTCTTCAATTATTCGAAGTATGATATTCCTGAGGTTGGTGTTCAACTTGCAGTGTTCCATGACCCATTCTTTGATGACTACGCTAATGTAGGAACAGGCAACAAGTACCTCGCTACTGGTGCACGTTCCGGAGATAAAGTATTCGGAAGTGATGCCAATGCGGCTATTTGGGAGAATCAATCTCGCATGATGTGGTTCATTGACTGGTCTGATGTGAAAATCGGTATCGCAGGAACCAATGCAGTAACTCGTACGTCTCCACATCCCGATGTGCAGAAAGAGTACAAGTGCCGCATGGCTCATAAAGAAACCGAGTATAGCTTGCGTTCAACAACTTGGACAACGATGATGGATGTGCCTTCAAGACACCTCATTATCGAAAACTTCGCGTTGGACATTAACTCTGATGTTGTTACAGACGGCGGAAGCTTAAAGTCATAACCACAATCTAACCCTTGGGGTCTATGAAATACTTACTTTTCAATGACCCCGACAAGGATTACGGGGTAGCAATAACCGTTACAACTGTTGGGGTATTACGTAAAGGATTTGGTGAGTTCTCGGCAGGGGTAGCTGAGAAACTCCTTCAGGATAGCTCCGTGGTGGAAATCACCACGGAGCAATTCTTCAGCTTAAAAAAAAAGCTGACACAAGGGGCAGTTTCTTTTCAGCGACCAATTCCAGTTCATCAGGACGCAACGAAAAACCCTCATGCCCAGTATGCGGAGGAACAACCTCCCGTGCCCCAGTCTGAGCCTGATGTAATAGAGGTTGATGTCGTAGAGATTGATAATCCACTAGAGGATAAGCCTAAGCCTAAAGGCAAGGGCAGGAAGCGCAAATGATGGGGCCTAACGAAATAATTGATGTTTTGCTAGGTGCGGTCGCTATGTTGGGTGCAGCTATTGCAAAGTATATGTTTGGCCGAATTAAGGATAATACCGAAAAGCTCGACCAACTTCGTGTAGATATGGCCACGCAGGGTCAGGAAAACAAGGAGCTATACTCACACATAAAAAGAATTGATAACAATATAACGGAGATTTACAGAAAGCTCGACGATTTATTAATCGCGGTAAATAAAAAGTCATGAAGGAAAGAATCAAAGACCAAGGGACATTTGCCGTAAGCACAGACGATAAATTCAATCGCCTGCCATCAAGATTTGCAAACAGCTTCAGATTGACGAACATCACGGGGAAGCTATTAGGAATTAGGCAACGCCATTCCATACATGTATTAGATGATTTTGAGAATGGATTTGACAGTTGGAATGTTCGCTCCGGAGAAGTTAAAGAGGAGCCTGCAATTAATTTGGAAGGTAGAGAGTCAGCAATACTCAGTGGCACGATTGCTAAAGAATTACCTGCAATTACAGATGAGTGTGTTGTTAAGATAAAATTCTTATCATATACCAATAATTTTAAGATTGGAATCTTTGACACTCTTGACCGAGTTGACTTAATATCTGGTGGTGTTTCAGGGACAACAGTTTCCTTCGGCTCTGATGGTGCAATCACAACTTCTGCCCCATCTAGTAGTGATGCGAAATACTCCTTAAGAAAAGATTATGTGTTAAGCCTGGAATTACATCCGACTAGCGAACTATTCACAGCAAAGTTGACTGATGGTTCTACATCTCAGGTTATTGCACAGGGACTAGACTCAACCAATAATGAAGCAGGTGGCGGTATTAAAGCACCAGGGGAAAATTTTTATCTTGGCATTCAAGGTGAAAATTTAGTTTTCGACGAGGTATTGTTTTTAAGAAAAGAGTCGTACCCGAATGAGATGCTTCCAAGTGGTTCATCGTATACTTTTGATTGCGTGGAAAATATTGATGAATATGAAATAGCAAGTCTGGGAAGCGAGGCGAGGGGTTACGGTGACAATACTGACAATATAACCATAAGTGGATATTACTCTAAATGAGGGTAAGTGAAGGACATTTCGACCAAGCCCGACAGTATCTAAGTTTTACTGCCGGTAAGGAAAATGCCGCACCTGACCCAGAAGAATACGCTGTTCATGTGCTCGCAGGAGATACTTTTCTTTATGAAATAAGTGGAGGATTTCCGGAAGCTCCTGATGAACCTTTTGTTACGGACCCGATTGTATATCCCTCTTCTGATTATTGGCAGACTCTGCTCAATGGAGAGCGCGAGCGGCCATACATTGACATCAGTATATCAGAGCACAATACACTACGCGTTCCGTCTGCCGTGCACGAATATGATGTCTACGCAGATAAAGGGAAATTTTACGAAGATGTAGAAATTGATGGAGGCTTAAAGATTGGTGGCATGGTCTTAGGTGGAGCCACCGATGACATTGTAATCAGTGGAGACCTTTCATGCGATGCTGTTAATTGTGATGAAGTAACAGCAAATGTAATCAATAACGCAGTATCCAAGACAAGGATTGCAATAAAAGATATTACCGCAGACTACACGTTGACCAACGAGGATTCAGGTTCAGTCCTTCACTCGAAACCAACAAGTGGAACAATCAATTTAACTTTACCCAATGACCTAAAGGAAGGTGTTGCATTTACGGTAGCTAATCTTCTAGAGGGCAAAACCACCACACTGCCAGCCACGCTTAAAGCACGAGGAAATGTCCTATCTGAGCCATACTCGGCCGCCACGATATACTTTGACGGAACTGACTGGTACGGATTTGGAGACCTCGTATGATTACACGCATAGGGGCAAATACAGATGGAGCAGTCGGTCATTTATTGGGTGACTTCATTAATCCTGTATTTGCATACTCCCTAAATAGGAAGCTTCGTAATTTTTACACAGGAGAATACTTTAGGTTCAAAGACAAGAACGGGGAGGGGGACTATCCAAGCACTACGCCCGATATGTCAGAGGATGTTGAGCTCTTAAAGATATACGACCAAAAAGCAAAGTTTGGATACAATCAGGAGGATGCTATTGCTCAAGGGCCACCGAAGTTAAGGCATGAAGATGGTTTTTATAAAGCTGTATTTAGCGGAAGCGAGTACATGAGTATCGGCTCCGCTGATGCCTTTGGCGGACACTTTAATATCATGCTTGTAGCTAAAGGAGATTACCCTCGCCCCGCTTTTGGTATGTGGGGTGACAATGATGCTGCGACAATTGAGCCATCCACTGAAGGTGTAGCAAAGTTTACAGTAAATAGAAACAGAGGTGCGATGAAGAAATCTGAAACTAATTGCTACAGCTGCTTCTACGGATTCGACCCCGCCCAACAGGACCGAGTTATGTCATTTAACTCTGACGGGCATAATGTAGAGGCAGACACAACTGAGTCTTTTAGTGACATTGCCATTGGCAGAATGCAGGAAAGGTATTATATTGGAGAGGTACTCGAGCTAGTGGGGTACGTTGAGGATTTAAAACTTAAGTGGCACGATACATTACATAGTCAAATACAGACAGTTTACCAAACATACAGATGAGCATAGAAAAAATAGTAGCTAACGGAGAGGATTACGAAATACCTGCTCAGAAGTATAAGATTAAGTTGCGCAAGAATACTGGCGATGACGCATTAGATTATGATGATGTGGATAACAACTTCGAGATACTCAGGCAGGTCGCCAACAAATTAATAGATGCAAACACAGCACTAGAAGCTAGGGTGAAAACTTTAGAGGATGCATAGTGTTACTAATTATATGCAGTAATGTTTGAGTTGCTTACACTTTTTTTAACAGGAGGAGGCTCTGCCGCTATGGGGAGCATACTCAAGGGTGTGTTCGGTGCCATTACGGACTCACGACAGCAAAAGTATGAAATGGAAATGGCAAGGGAATGCAGAGCAAATGAACAAGCACTTAAGTTTCAACAATCTCTCAATAGTGGGCCCGGTGGTGCTTTTACTCGTGCTACTCGCCGTATGCTTGCTCTCATCGGGATGTCTACCTTCTCGTTCGTCACTTGTATCACCACCGTCTACCCGAGCGTTCCACTCCTTACAACTACAAACATTACAGGAGAGGGAAAAAGAGAATTTCTATTCGGACTCATCAGTTTTCCAGCAGAGCAAGCCCCTATGGTTGTTACCACGGGTTCGATAAGTCTTTTTAGTTGTTCCGTGGTATTACCGATGATTATCGGATTTTATTTTACACCTGGAGGAAGAACATGACTTGGGAAGAATTTAATGAAGCGGTACGAACCTTCTTGCTCGTAGATAGTGAGCGTAAAGGGAAGGGGGTACAGAATTATATCGACCGAATGATTGTCGCATCTGTAATAGATTTACAGCGATACATTCCATCTTTCAGGAGTAGTAACATAAAGCACTACTCGACAAGCAATCTAGTGGAACCTGACCCTGAGACTCTCTCAGGCGTAAACTCTGAGGACATTAATGCACATCAAGGGGCATTTAATCAAAGCAAGACACGCATCAAGGAGGTTTTAGTCAGGAGGATTCCTACGGAAGATAATAAGCAAGAGATTAGTCAGTACTTTTATCTTAAGGTAATCCCTTGGAGTAGGAGGTTTGAGATGA